TACTTGCTCAAGGTGTCTTCTGAGGCTCTTAAGAAGATCATTGACTACTTGTTCCATTCATGGAACGTAGTCTACTGGAGCTTCAAGAAGTGGGTTTTGAAGCTCGATTACAGCGTACACAACAGGTTTGTGAACGAAACCTGGAAATTTGGCGACGCTATCGAGGATGAAGACGCCCTGAGGTCGGCGAACAAACTGGTCAAGGAATTGGATGACCAGATTGATTCGTTGCGGGCGCGGATTGACAGCTATGCACAGAACGCCGTATCTAGTCATGATGAGACCATTAGGGCCCTATGTGAGGGCGCTACCAAGAAGGAGAGGGAGAACATCAAGCGGAAATACCGTAAGATGGTTGCCCAGCAATCGTCCGACCTCCGCTCCACTCACCCTCTTGATTCAAATATGGACTCCATGCTGGACGACGAGATCCGCTCATGCATCGAGCGTGACATTGTCAACATAGCCGTAGCACAGGCCAACGAGGATTATAACAAGAGGCAAACTGAGATGCTAGGAGTTATGCAAGGCTTGTCTGCTGACGAAACTACCATGATCGAAAACATTTCTCGCGTACTCACGACCTCTGAAACCACATGGAAGCCAATGAGTGTTCCGAAAGCCATGAAACGTATTAACCTCCAGAGAAAATCCGGTAAGAAGGGATTGGATCACGAGCTGCTACCGCATCGTCTGGCGTCTGATGACGTATGCAATTGTGAAGGTTTAAATCCTTCCAATGCCAAGGCGGCGGATTGCCCTCTGTGTTACCCGACCGAGGGAGAAGTAGGGGAGGTATACGTAGCCGAGGTGCAACATCACCCGGTCTTATCATCGGTTAATAAGAAACCTTATCGCGTCCTGGATCAGTCGTCACTGCCTCGCGCTCGAGAGTTCATTCGGAGGTACGTCCGCAACAAGAACTTAAACCTAAGCAATGATGAGTTGTCCTCAGTTACTGTACAACGCTACGTGGAATCCTTCTGTAACGAGCTTAACTTTGATGAAGGATCCAAGTCATTCCTAATCACGGCTGCGATGACATGTGCTATCATTCCCGATAACCGTGATTATCATAGGGCTATGGTGCTATCTAGCCCAGAGGTGCGTCGTCGTCTTCAGACGATGACTGCACTCTCGAAGGGTTTTTAAATGGGCGCTTCCTGGTCTCAGGGTTCGACGCCGAGTTTGAGGTACTCGGGTTGCCTGAGATCACTATCACGGGTGGCGCCCGTGACCGGAAGAGGTGGAGTAAACTCACTGGGATTGGTGAGTCGTGTCTTAACCTTGAGTTCTCGTGTCCTAACCCAAGTTTGCACAACGCTCTTGTCTCCATCGAGCGTAGGATGTTTAAGGTTGTCTTCGAAGGCAAGATCCAAGACCCTTTCATCCCCGAACCTGACGTATTTCAGCGATGTCGGTCCTTTCAGGATGCTGTGGTTAATATATGTCAGTCCCTTCAGCCTTGTTCACAGCAAGAGTTTGTTAATACTTACCATTCAAGTAAACGCGCCAGCTATCAGAAGGCTTTGGAAACTATGCGCGGTGTGCCATTGACAACTCAACATGCTAAGGTGAAGTGGTTTCTTAAGATGGAGAAACACCAGATGGGGAAGAAGAAGATAGTCCCCAGGTCAATATGCCCCAGATCCAAGGAATACAATATCGGGATCGGTGTGTACCTCAAACCTAACGAGAAATCGTTCATGAGGGCAATTGACCGGTGTTTTGGCTCTGACACAGTGTTGTCAGGGTACGACAGCTTCACAGTCGGTAGTAAGATTGCCAGGAAATGGTTTAGATATAAGAATCCTGTCGCTATTGGTGTTGATGCTAGTCGGTTTGACCAGCATGTGTCCACCCAAGCATTACGATGGGAACATAATATCTATAACCGTGTGTTTCAATCCCCTGAACTCGAGCGCTTGCTAAAGATGC